GTACAGATTCCAGTAGTCCTCTGGCCCCTTCGGGCACGAGTAGCAATTTCGGTACAGGAAGCACTTGCCGACGAGACGATCGCTGGCTTTGCGCCGCTCGGTCGCCTCCAGTTCCCAAATCTGGCTTTGCAGTACAGATGCCTGCAGACGCAGATCCTGCAGCTTTTCGCTCATCGACCTTCTCCCTTCGTTTCCGATGACGCAGATCGCTGAACATCAACTGCGGTATCGAGCTGAGTACCCCAGCACGGTTGCACGGTCGGCATGCTGTGCTCGATCACGATATGAACGGACCAAGGGATTCCCGTCAGTGCGGGCGTCGGGAATTCATGACGCTCTCGGAGCCAGCGGTAGCGAGCCGCATCCTCTGCATCACGGCCCTGCCGGTTGGCTGCTCTGCGCATCTGCAGCTCGATCAGTGCAGAGCGTAGTGTCACACTCTGTGCAGTGAGTCGATGTTCAGCAAGCGCTACATCAGTGATTGGCGCGAACCCCTCGGGTAGTACGTCTGCGCGCTCGCACAGCGTTCGAGCAGGCCTGCCGGTCGCTTCCGATGACGAGCGCAGGGTATCGACTCTCTTTGCGAGGTCGTCTCCGCTCATCGGATAGCTGTCTCCGTCCTCTGGATCGTTCCACAGCACGATAAATTCGTCATGCTCGCCGCCGTGCATGCCCGCCGTCAGCGTTCGCCACCGCTCGGCGTCAATGCGGTCCGCTCCATGGCGGGGGGCGGGTCGCATGGCCGCGATTCCCTTCGGCAGGGCCGCCGTTTGCGCGGCTCTGTGATCACCAATTAGGCGCAGCAGTTTTTTCGCGGTGCCTTCATATCGGCACCACACTTCGCCTTCTGGTTCGGGCACCGGCCCGCCCGACCAGATCAGATGATGCGGATCATCGTGCCCGTCCAGTTCGGCAAGGCGACAGGCGACAACGCAGACAAGTCCCTCGTCGTCTTCCGATCGCGCTGCATGCGGTTGCGATTGTCGCTCAATATGCGCGAAACCCTGGCGCATCGGCTCGCTGGCCGGCGGCGTCCCGAAAAAATACGGGATTGCCTCTACTGGGTCCCTGTCGTTTACCCGCCCACCGCCGTTGAATCTGATTACGTCGCCGCCGTCGGTTGCGTACCTATAGGCGTAGCCGTCGGGATCGCGCGGAGCAGCCGCCGGTTCGGGAGCTGACGCATCGACGGTAACCGGCTCTCGACGACACGGCGCAACGCGGCCAAATCGTGGAATCCCGTCACCGAATGGGATCGGGTTGTCGGGGATACACTCGCCCTGGATCGCGGCCCGGCCCGGTAGATAGATTGCAGCGGCATCGATCTCTACCTCAGCGGCCGGCTGCGGTTCGGGAGTTGGCCTCAGATTGCAGCTGCATATTCCGGCCTGCGTGCCTTCGCCGACAGGGCAGTATGGGTAGTGACCAGTTTCATTTCGATACCGTTCGCACCGACCACAGCCAGTTTCTGGCATTGCGTCGGCGGCGTCGCAGATCGTCTTCCAGTCCTCCCGCATCTCTAACAGTTCGTCGATTGCGCTGACGATCACTTCAGCGCCGGACAATTGACCGAGTCGGGCGGCGGCCCAATCGCGGGTGTTGCGTAGCCGTTCCTCGGAGGCCTTCTCTTTCGATGTCCGGGTGACGTCGTTCATGCCGGCACCTCGTCAGGAACGGTCACGCGCTTGTCGCTGGCGTACCAGCAGCTCGGCTCCTTTCGAGCGCGAATTACGTCGTTCAATGCCTTAAGCGCCGTAGCGATGTCGTCTGGCAACTCGCCATCCTCGGGCAAGTCATCGGACCAGTAGTCCTCGTCCACTTGGCGCGCGTAGTGAGGTTCCGCGAGAACAAGCATCAGCGAACTTGGCTTGATGTCCTCGTCGTAGCAGTAGTCGTAGACCTCCTGTAGGCTCCAGAAGTAGCGGTCGTCCTGGTAGACACAGAACGGACCATCTCCGGCATCGGCCACGGGAAGGGCCAGATACCGCTCGCAATACGCCTTCTCTCGACAGTCGTCACATTTTGTATATGACTTCGGAGTCGGCTTGCCGCACTCGCAGATAATGTGCGTGCATCCAGACCAACGCGCCATGCGTTCATCTTTGCCCCAGAAGTGGCCGTCGCGGCTGACCCAGCCAGTTAGCGTGCGTTCGCTGGCGGCTTCTGGATCGGTGATGAGAATGACCTTCTCTTTTGTCATGATCGTGCCTCGACTGGCTTCGGCTTTTCCCATGTGATTGTGACCTTGCAGTTGCTGAGCACGGCGGTGGTCAGTGACGCGATAATGAGGACCACGCCACACTTCACCAGGAACTGCGGCAGATCGTCCTTCGGGGGCGTCATGATGTGGCCTCCACGTCTTTCGCCGCCTGCAGCAACGCCCATTCCGCCGCACGAAAAATCTTGGGCGCGTGCCAGCGCGGGTTGTGAATGATCGTGCTCGGTCCTGGATAGTTGTCCTCGAAGTACCTGGTAAAATACTCCAGTGCCCTTGCGCGAACCTTCTCATCTGCGGTGCGTGGGTCACTCATCTGCACTCACTCCGATCAATGCACTTGCCGCCGTCCAGTTCCTGCGGGAATCGTGACAGGCTACATACGCGGCACGGCTCGGTGCGCAGCCCCTGGATGAACTGCGCCTCAGCCCAGCGGGCGCGGTTTAGACCGACGTCAGCCGGTGGCAGACAGCCGCGGGGATAGTCGCGGCAGAGCGCCTGCTGCTCGGTTGGATCAAGGTCCATCGATATCTCCCGAGTCGCGCTGTGTCGAGCGGCATGCTTCCAGGATCTTCCAGTCCTCATCCGTGATGATGTAGTGCGCCTTGCCGCGGATGTACTCAGCGGTGCCGTGCTTCGCCTTCTCAGCGATCACCCAGTGCTTGTACAACGCGCTCTGGATGATCCCGCCGATGGAGAAGCCGAGAAGGAAACCGAGAATTGCGGGGTCCATTACAGATGTGCCTTCTGCTCGGCGTGGTCCAAGTCGCTCATGCCGCTGCCTCCACAGATTTCCACCAGTTCCCGGCAATCTCATCTTCATTCGGCAGCCCATCGATGCGCTTCACGATGAATTTCCCATCGCCCATGTGGTGACTCAGGAATCGACGGCTCAATGAGTTGGAGCGCTGATACAGGTAGCAGCGAAAATTGCGCGGAGATACCGGCGTCTCAATGATGCAGGTCTCGCCGGGTACCATTTCTGCGAACGGGTATTTTCGGTCGCGCTTCCGTGTGTTCATGCCGCGCGCTCCAGTTGCTTGTTCGTGAGCGCCAACAGCTCGCGCTCAGTGCCATAGTTCGCGATGAACGCGCGTTTCTGTCGGGCGAACGATGGGCCGTATAGCTCGGTCATTTCCCGGCTGGACAGCGGATAGAGCAGCTCGCCGCGATGATGCCAGCTACAGAGCGGGATCGTCGCCGCATCGCCACCGGAGTGCTTGCGGTAGCTCTGGCTCACGATGTGATGAGCTTCGGTGCGAAGCGGCTGGGTGCATCGCTCCAGTGTGCAGGCGATGCAGGGCAGGTCATGCAGCAGGGAGAGGCGGTTACGCTGCACGACACTTGTCCTCCATGGCTCGCATGTCGGCATGCCACATGGGGTCAGGATCGGGAACAAACACGCCCACGGTTTCGGCGGCGCGCCTCTGAATGAACGAATAGAAGTCCGACAACTGCAGCGTGCTGATAACGTCACGCTCGCCGCGCTCGTTTTTCGTCGTCGTTCGCAGCGGCCGCTTGCGGCGCTGGCCGAGGATTTCATACTCGGACCAACCAAAAAATTCCCCACAAAAGTAGGCGTGCAAATCTTCTGGATCGTTGCCGGTGGCCTCAGACAGCGTGCGATAGGCGCAACCCCACAGCGCACGATTTTGCGGATCGCTGCGCTCCTTCTTCACGCCGCCGATGGTGACCTGAAATTCCCGGTCGGTTGGAAGGGACGACAGGAACGCCATCAGCGACGTGAAGTTGCGTGGGCCCTTGCGAAGAATGAAGGATTGGTCTTTCATACCCGCGCCTCGACTGCGCGCTTGAACGCGCGGTAAATTCGGTTGCTCTCGCGATGCGATGCGCGGCCGTGCGGCGTCTGTCGGTTGGCTTTGCGTTTGGCGACGTTCTCCGGGCGGGCGGACCATTCGCGCTTCTTCTCGCGGTAGTAGTCCGCCTTGAGGGCGCGATTCTCGGCGACGTTTTTTATGACGCATGCCTTGCAGGTATTCATGTGCCCATCGCGATAGGTTGGGTGACGGTAGAAGCCGCGCAGGGCTTTTACCGTGCCGCATTGCTTGCAGGGCTTTCGGGCGTATCGGCTCATGCCGTATGCCCCTCGCCGCGATCCAATCCGATCTTGAGGTACTTGCGCCAGTTGGCCTTGCTGATAATCCCGTCCTTCGCGAGCTTGTCTTGCAGCGCGATGTACAGCTCGGGGAATTTCTGCAGGTGCTCGGACTCGTACTCGCGCAGCTGGTCGGCGATGTCGTTCTCTTCCTTGTCCTGGTTCAGGATGTCCACCACGGTGGAATAGGCGGTCAATAGGGTGTCGCTATCGACAATAGACAGGTCACCGCGCGGGTCGGGGCGGGAGCTGACCGTCGCGACGACATCCTCATCCAACGCCTTGCCTTCCATTTCCTCGACCGTATGCGTGCCGCCCAGGGCCTCTGGAAATGCCTCGCGCAGTCCTGCGGCCTCGGTGCATTTCGCCAACATCTGACGCGGCGCTTTCGACCAGCGTGCATTGAGAACGAATTCCTGGGTGCGCTTGTCCTTCCGCGTCGAGCAAATCTCAGCGAAAAACACCTGTACCGGATATTCGGTCCGCTCCTTCGCTTCCGGGTTCCATCGGTAGATCGTGATCTCGCAGTACTCCGGGACCATCTGCCCGAGGTGCTCAATGATTGGCCCCCAGGTGGGCTTGCTGTGCCCCATGTACATGCCGGTGCGATGCGCGGTAACGCGATACTCGTAGATGCCGGGCATGACGACATCGCGCCAGAAATAGTTGCCCGATTTCGAGTCCTTCACCTCCATCGGTACGATGTGGCATGGCTTCTTCAGCGGGTCGAGCTGACGCGCAACACAGTAGTCCCACACCATCAGTACGGAATTCGAGTCCGCGCCTGGGTATAGGTTATTCATCAACGTGCGCCACTGCGGCTCGGTGATCCCGCGACGGGACACCGGCTCAGGTAGCGACTTCGTTGGCATGACTTCGACTACGGCATTCATGCTGCGTACTCCCCAGGATTGCGAACACCAGCGAGGTGAAAATGGTATCCACGCCGGATGTCCAGCCGATGCGCTACACCGACGCGCCACCGGTTGATGATTGGCAGATCGGCCTCCAGTAGCTGCCGCGCCCGCCATTCAGAGATGCGGTCAAAATGTCTGCGGATTGCTGCGATCATGCGTACAGCTCCCTATCAACCATGGCCTGCAGATCGGCCAGACAATGCGCGGTCATCGCTGTGCGCAGTTGACCCAGCAGATCGAGCGCGGACTCCAGCGGGAATTTCTCGCCGTCGCGCAGTAGCCGAGCGAGTAGAGCGGTCAGTTTCAGTCGCTCGCCGTCCTCGATGTCGCTCACCGCGTGACTGAGCACTGAGCCCAGGTCATCGCATCCGCCAGCCCGGATATCCTCGTCAATGAGTTGCGGCACTTCATGCGGCTCAATGTGAGCCTCGCCATTCGCCAGCCGCGCATCGTCGAGCACGGTCTGACGCATGGATGCCCATTTCGGTACAGCGCTCATTTCCAACAACCCTCCAATGCCTCAGCGATACACTCGACGCACATTTCTTCCCACGGATCGTCGAGCACCGCGCCGCACGCACAGCGACAGTCGAGCGGGTGAGATTCGTCGGCCATGAGCGCGAGGAATTCGCCGGTGTCGTTGTGTACGGTGTCGGGCATGACCTGCTCCTACACAGCAGGCTGCAACGTGATCGCTCGCAGCTCCTGGCGCTGACGCTCGATACCGCCAAGTGCATCCTGGAATTTGGTGCGCAGTTCGGTCTCGGCATGATCGAGCGCGTCGAGGCGCTTCTGTATAATCTCGCCGTCGGAAATCGGCGGGAATTCGACGTCCACGTATTCAGAGATCCGAATAAAAATTTTGTCACCCTCCATCCAGCCACCGGCAGGCACTGGCGTGGCTAATTCATAGCCGGCATTTTTGAACAGTGCGATTTTCATGTTCGTTATCTCTCTGAGGGTGCGATGACTATTCGTTCGGGACGCCGAGCGCGGCCAGCGCATCGAGGATGGCGGCGCCCATGTATCCGACCTTGTATGCGGAGGTCGCTGAGATGGTCCTGCCGTTTTCGTCCTCGACGGTTGAGTCGGAACGCGGTAGGTCGTAGATACGCATGGCGTCTTGCAGGTGCTTGATGGCTTCTTTCTTGCTCATGTTGGCGCCCTCGCTCTGTTGGTAGCTGTGACTCGACCAGATACTTTCTGGACTTGCGGCCGCGGCCGCCGACGCACGGTCACCCTGCGCGTGTCTCGTTACTTGTTTAACGCCACGGATCGGGCGTTCCAGCTTCGCTCTCACGGTGTATTCAGGCGCCGGTCTCTCCCGACTGTCACGCCGAGCCTCCCGGCGTTCAGACCACGATTTAATCGAGCGTCGGTCACTCGTCCCCGCGCGGTTCGATGCTCTCACCATGCTCAAACCACTGTGTACAACGCAGTGCATGGATAGCGGGGCTGGCGCATTCGGTTGCATGATTGGTCTCGCGAACGCTCTAGGAGTTGAGGCTGCGAATCCATTCGGCAGCCTCGCGACTGTCGGAATCCCATTCGCCGTTCTTGTCGAGTTGCGCGAGGACGCCATCGAGCGACCCGACGCCTTCGCAGTACGTCTTGCCGAAGTCGGCGAGCTTTGCCTGATGCTTGGCCTTCGCCTCCTGGCAGCCGATGCACTCAGCGACGTGGCGATAGCGATGCTCGCTGCAATCCTCGTCCGCCCAGCCGAACTCAGCCTCGAAGGAATCGCAGCCACTGCATGAGCCGTAGCTGCCTGTGACCCATCCCTTCTCGCCGTTGTAGGTGATGAGTGCGAACCACTCGCCCTGGTACGAGCCGAATTCCTTGAACTCGTGGACGACTGCGCCGGCCGCTTCGAGTGCTTGTTGATATCCACTCATCTGTTAACTCCGAGAGTCAGGAATGATTTGTGCGCGGGCTAGGCGGCGATGAAGTTGCGAGGGCTGCACACGCCCTTTGCCTTGCCGATATCGAAGTGCTTTCCGCAGTTGGCGCAGCGGACGTACTTGTTCACCCGATCAGGTCCGATCCAGTCGTGAGCCCGTGGCGTCATCAGCCGAGCGTCCGCGCGATCTGCCTTGTGAAGAGCCGCCTGCGCCTGAACGCTCATCCGGGCGCGAAAAATCATATGGTCTTCGTTGGTCAGCATGCTCATCTCCCGATCAATTACCGCACCGGCCTGTAAACACTCGGCCGCCACGCCCCGGACGTGCCCAGGTACGCAATGGGGGCGCCCTGAGCGTCACACCACGCGAATGCGAAGCGGCCACGGCGGGGGATAAGCGAGAGACGCACAGCAGGATTCGAACCTGCATCCCTACCCGCCCATTGAAGGGTATCGGGCCGCTGTACCTGTTCAGCTATGTGCGTCACCTGTCTCTCCCATCCGCCAGGGTGGCGGCGTGGGGGAGACATTACAGGTATTGCCTGTTGTCTGTCAACAAGAAAATCCTGTTATTTGGATGGCATTGTCTGACCGGCTAGCCAATCGAACCGGAGGCAGGCCGGGCGTTCTATTTAAGCCCGGCCTGTTTCACCGCGAGGGCGTAAGCTTCTTGGAGGGTATTTGCTTGGCCAGAGTTGAGGAGTTCCACCATGGTTTTGGAGACCTCCCTGGCGTGTGGGTAGCGCGGATCAGCAAGGAATGCGCGCGCCTCTGCATCCAGCTCATCATCAGATTTCGGCGGCGGAGTCTTAATCCGATACTTCTGACGGATTGATCGAGCCACAAAGGTGGCATCGAACAAATCGCCGTTCGGGTTTTCCTTGAAGCAAATGATTGTGCTGGTAGATGAGGGGAAGCGGAAAAATAGCGTTTGACCTGGAGTCGTCGTGGTCGTTGCGTATGCCCAATTGCCCGTTGAGGACGTGGTAATTGCAGTTGATGACGTGCTCGGCATCGTCACTGCTTGAGATGAGTAGTTGGTACCTTCAGCGGCAACGCCGAAGTATTTATATCCATTCAGGAGCGTGAGGTCGGCGGCACGAAGCAGCGCGAAATCAGACGTGCGCTCATCGCTTGTATAGCTGTTCCCGCGAAACTTCACCCGGAAGATGTTTGGCGCCAGCTGAGTTTCGGAAAAGCCGCCAGTGAAGCCTGTTGATTGGTAGGAAGTAGCGCAGCCGCCCAGCGCTAGGAAAGCCAGGCACGCCAATGGCCATCTCATATTTCCTCCCCTAATAATCGCAAAATTGCTGTATTCGTTAAGGTGCTTCCGAAGTTGTCATCCGTGGCCACCGTAGCTTTTCATGGCTGGTTTGAGGCGACCGGACTTTTTACCGGCCCTCTTCACCGTCTCCTCGATTACACCAATCAGGCTTGTGACATGCTGTTGTTGGTCGGCATTCAATAGCTGAAAATCGCTCTCCGTGAGTGAAAAGCGAATATCCGTGAACGAGAGGCTGCGGTGCGCATGAGGAATAGCCTCCATCTCCTTACGCAGATTACGCAGGTCCGGCAGAAATTTGGATAACTGAGCAAGCCGCGCAGCTCGTGGAGCCGTCTTGCCTCGCTCCCACTCGCCTACGGACTGTTGCTTTACTCCCATTTTTTCCGCCAGTTCCGCCTGAGTGAGGCCAGCCAATTCCCTGGCACGGCTGATCGCTTCGCCAATGGCAACATTCTCAGGCTTGTTTTTCGACCCCCGCTTCATGTCGAAAGGCTACAAGCTAAACCTGTATCCATTCCAACAGGATTTGCCTTGACAGGTAATTCCTGTAATCATGCTCGCCCATGGGCAATGAAACAGGTCTCCGCGCTGCAATAAGGCGAGCTGGCAACCAGTCCGCTCTGGCGGAAAAACTTGGCGTGCGACAGCAATCGGTATCCGAATGGATCCGCCGCAATACGGTCCCCGCTGAACGGGTTCTCGATATAGAGCGAGAAACCGGCGTGAGCCGGCATGAATTGCGCCCTGACATATACCCCAGGGTAAACCATCGGGCGTCCGCGTGATGGCTACTGCAATGAATTTTCGACGATTTTTCCATTGCGCCATGGTGCCGAGTTTTTTTGCGGTGGTACTGGAAACTACCGGGAGAACGTCGTGCGGGTAGTTTCCGGTACCCAGCTAACCCTAGAGCTCCAGCCCGGGTTGTTGCAGCGCTACACGACGTTGCGGCAATGCCTCTACCACTCAGCGATGAACTACACCAGGGGCATCAAAGCGCTGGCCGCCGACCTGGACCTGTCCGAGTCAGAACTGACTCGGCGACTGAATCCGAGTGAGGGCGACCCGCGCAGTTGCGACGTGAACCTCATGGTCCAGATCGTGGATGCCACCGGGGATCTGACGCCGCTGCATTGGCTGATGGCCAGATTCCTGCGGGACTCGGAGACCCGCAAGCAAGCCGCCGTCGACCAGCTGGCTATCCTACTGCCGCAGATCGCGACGCTGCTGGCTGATGCGGGCGCGCCGGCAAAGGGGGCGCGGCGATGAAAATTGGAGCGCTTCATATCGGGCTGGACAGTTCGCGCCATCCATTCATTGCTTGGCATTGGGCGTGGTCACTGACGTGGTCATGGAGCATTTGCGCCTGGGCCGGCCGGGGCGGCCGCAATGGGTTCTACAACCTACCAACGATCGGCGGCATGAGCCGAATTTGCGGCCTGAATACGCCGATATTCTGCGTGTATTTTGAATCGCAAATGCCTTTGCGAAGGCAAGAGGCGCGCCGATGACCCCCTTCCTCATCTACCTCGCTCTCGCCCTGGCGTTCGGCGCTGGGTTTTTTTCTGGGCGCGTCGCTTATCAGGAGCGATGACGAATGAATCAGCAGCAGGGTAGAGCAGTGGCAGCTCATCGGCCTCATAAGCCGAGGGTCGCCGGTTCGAATCCGGCCCCTGCAACCATTTCCATTTCCACAGGAGATATCAACGTGAGTCAGCATGACCTTCGAAATCTGGCTTCTCTGGGACCCTTGCCCGCCGGAGCCGGCATCCAGGAGTCCATCGCGAAGCAGCACTACGTCAACATGATGGACGTAAACGCGGTACCGCCCGATGAGCCCGGCAGGCTGGAGCAGATTGAAAAACTGATCCGCAACCAAGCTGTGCACGCCGACGGACTCGTAGGCCGGGCGCGTGCGCTTGCTGACCGACTTCTTGGCTCAGAGCCAGAGCAGACCAGCAATGTCGCCGGCTCAGCGCCTCAGGCCATATCCCAATTGGCGAAACTCTGTGACGTGTCCGACTTCCTGTCGCAAAGCCTGAGCGACCTGCATAACCAGATCACCCGCCTCGAACGCCTGTAGGTATCGATCAATGCGGCCCGTCCATCCAGACCGCTCCCGCCTGGCAAGCCAGCATGAGTTACGGTGCCTCGCGCACGCCAAGCACTCATCTCCGCCAGTGGCGCATGCGCCTCACACGGGTACCCCTGGATGCGCGGGCCGCGCCTTTTCATCCCATTTCCTCGTGTCCCCATCTATCGCCACCGAGCCCGGCTCATGTCAAGGCCGGCTCTGCAATCCGAACTGGCTCCCTCTGGAGTGCGTGCTGTGGGTCCCCGCAGCTAGGTCGCAGGGTCGTTCTGCCGGGCCGGTGGCGTCCCTTTTGAGGTGACAGCATGAGCAGCACGCACAAGCAGCAGGTCCTGCGCCATCTGCAGACACGCGGATCGCTGACCACCCTGACGGCATTCGGCCGCTACGGCATCTGCCGCCTCTCGGAGCGCATACGGGAGTTGGAGCAGGACGGCTATCTCATCATCCGCCTGCCGGTGCGTCGCCACGGCAAGCGGTACATGTCCTATTACCTGGACGGAAGAGCACGGAAGGCCGCATGACCACCTTGGCGCTATCCCCTGACTCCCAGCTCGAGCAGCGCATAGACGCCGCCATGTTGGCGCTGTGCACGGCTGAGACGCCCGAGGCTCGCCGTGAGTGGCTGACTGTCCTGGAGGACCTGGTGAGTCAGCGAAGTGCGGAGCAGGTCGAGAGTATGGAAGTAGAGCGGGGTCTGCGATGAAGTATTTTCGCCTTCGCAATTGGACCACGTTCCAGCATTACAAAGACCGTAACCCTCCTTGGGTGAAGCTTCACACTGAGCTGCTGGACAACTATGAATTCTCGCGCTTGCAGGATGCTAGCAAGCTGCTTGCATACTGCGTCATTCTGCTAGCGGCGCGCTCCGACAACAAAATTCCGGCTGATCCTGAATGGATCGCGGAGCGTGCAAGCCTGAAGCAAGAGCCAGACTTGCAACCGTTGTTCGATGTGAAATTTATTGAATGGATTCAAGAGCTACCGGAAGCGGAGCAAGATGATAGCGAGACGCTAGCAGAGTGCGAGCAAGATGCTAGCCCTCGCGCGCTCGCGAGAGGAGAGGCAGAGGAGAGGCAGAGTAGGGGGCGTGTTCCACGGGGAACAGACCCCGAGTGGTGGCTGGATTTCAAACTGGCGTACCCACCCCGAGCTGGCGACCAGGGATGGCGCAGAGCGCAGAAGGCAGCGAATGCGCGGCAATCGGAAGGGCATACGCCAGATGAATTCATCGCGGGCGCGAAACGCTACGCGGCGTTTGTCGCCGCAACGGGCAAATCAGGAACCGAGTACGTCAAGCAGGCTGCTTCGTTTCTCGGCCCTGATAAACCGTTCCTCGAGGCATGGCAACCGCCGCCCACTGTGAACGGCAAACCGCCTGGGAGGGACCCGTATGCCGGCGCCATCTGAGCTTCAGGCGCTGGCCATCCTGCGCTCGAGGCAGCTTGCGCCAGCGATGACGGTCTTCGTCACGGACGACTGGCGTTTCGCGGGGAAACTCGACGACCTGGGGTGTCTGGCAATCCGCGTGCGGCCAACCGAGGATCACGCCTGGGACTGGTCTCCGGTGGCCGGCCTGCACGTCATCCTGGCGCAGTGGCGCACGTCACTGGCGCAGGACGCGCGGCTGGCTCAGGCGCTGCTGACGGCGAACCCCGCGGTGCTGGAGACGCTGCGGCAGACCTGCTGGGGGGATGTCGTCGTGGACGATGACGGACGGTGGTCCAACGACATCATGGCCCGGCATCGGCGCAGCGATCTGCTGCAAAAACTATGGTTTTCGCCATGAGCGCCGCCGTCGACCGCATCCTGGCTAAGGTCAAAATCCAGGAAACCCCCATCGAATGGGGCAAGTATGTCCTCAGCGACGACGACATCCAGCGGTTTGTGGACCCGATGTCGTTGACGGCGCAGATCAGCGACGTGTTGCACTGCCGAGGTGCTCGAGAGGGCGTGCCGCTGCCGTGGCCGGGCTTGGAGACGCAGGTGCGACTGCGTGGTGGCAAACTCAGCCTGTGGGCCGGCATCAACCATCACGGCAAGACGGCCATGCTGAAACTGCTGGCTCTGCATCTAGCTCGAGCTGGCCAGCGCGTCTGTATTGCCAGCCTGGAGGAATCGCCCGAGGAAACCATGGCGGACATGGTGCAGCTCGCGCTGCCGGATGAAAACGTTCTCGAGCACGATGACTGGATCGAGTTCGTCTGCGAATGGGTCTCCGGCAAGCTCTGGCTGTACAACCAAACCCGGATGATGGACACCCAGCGGGTGCTGGCGCTAATCGCCTACGCGGCCAAAGAGAAGCGATGCACGCATTTCATCCTGGATTCACTGATGCGCACCGGCTTGGCCCAGGACGACTACGAGGGACAGCGGGTGTTTGTTAATCACCTGACCAACTACGCGCGCCAGCTCGGTATTCACATTCACCTCGTGCATCACATCGTGAAGGTGGATGAAACCCAAGTACCGGGCCGGGATTCGATCCGCGGCACTGGGGCAATCACAGATCAGGCTGACCATGTGTTCATCGTCTGGCGCGATGTTGCCGAGCAGAAAGCGTTCGACGCACCTGACGGCCTGCTGGTCGTTGCCAAAAATCGCGGGCTGAGACCAGCGAATTGGATAGGGAAAATCCAGCTCCACATGCACCAGAGCGGGCAGTTCCTGCGGCACAAGACGGACCGACCGCTGCAGTTCATCACGTCGCAGAAATCTCGGTGGGAATCATGATTTGGGAAGGCGACATCTACCACGAGACCAGTGGCGACTACCGCATTGATACTCAGTACGCGCACACCGGCACGCTGAGCCTGTTACGGCACAAGGGCGCGCTATTGGGCTATGCCAAGGATCGCGACGAGGCAAAGCGTCAGGCAGAGGCACACGCGAGGAAGGCGAAATGCGCCTGAGTGAGCAGGAGTACATGTCCCTCATGGGCCGACGAGTCGCCGAGCATCAACAGCGGCCGAAGCCCAAGAAAGCGAAGTTCAAGAACATCCGCTGCCAGTCGCATGACGGCAAGAACTTTGCCAGCCAATTGGAGCGCGACTACTACGAGCAGCTGCATTTGCGATGGAAAGCCGGCGACGTGCTGTGGTTCGTGCGGCAGCCGCAGTTCGACCTGGAGGGCGGCGTGATCTACCGAGCGGATTTCCTCGTGGTGCGTCCCGGTGGCATGGTCGAGGTCATCGACACCAAGGGATTCGAGACTCAGGAATTTAGGATCAAACGCAGGCAGATGGCGGCGCGGTATGGGATCGAAGTGCAGGTGGTGAGGGCCATATGAACGAGCGAGGGCAAAGGCGTGAGTGCTCCACGAAAACTGACTCCGGAGGCTGAAGCGGCAATCCGCGAGTGGTACGTGCTCTATCAGGACGCACTGACCCAATTGCATGGGCTGGGATCGGTCCGACAGAAAGCCAGGGAGCATGGCGTCGACGTGCGCACGATCAACAACGTGGTGAAGCGTGAACAATACGAGCTCACGCGAAAGATGCGAGAGTGCGGTGTACGAGGTGTCGCACGAATCAGCCGGCCACTCTCCGGACCCTAGTGAATGCGGGCTCTGTAGGTCTTTGAGCTTTGCGCAAGGACCGCCCATCACTCCCCGTATGCTATGAACGCCTTTCGGCCTTTGACACCACAGATCCGTGCGACACAATCGAAGTGTACATGAACACGCATCCCCTCTGAAGAATCACTTTTAGACGCAGCCATCATTCGTCGGTAGAAATGACCCTCACCGAAGCACACCCACGTGTGGCGTCGAAGGTAGAGCAAAATAGATGGCAGTCGGTCGCAAAACTGGTGGTCGCAAGAAGGGCACGCCCAATAGGGCGACGGCCGAAATAAAGGCGCTGGCTCAGGATCATGGTGAAGCTACCATCAAGGAGCTTGCTCGCCTCGCGCTGAAGGCTAAAAGCGAGATGACCCGAGTCGCCGCGGGCCGCGAGTTGTTGGACCGCGGCTACGGCAAGGCGACCCAACCAATTGCCGGCGATCCCGATAGTCCGCTGATCGTAGAGCTTGTCCGCTTTGCGGATTCGAATCCCGCATAACTGGCGCCCCCGTGGTTACCAGCAACCGGCATGGAACTACCTTGAGCGCGGAGGAAAGCGCGCTGACCTGTGTTGGCATCGCCGATCAGGCAAGGATGACATCTCGCTGCACTGGACCTGTGTTGACGGGCTCCAGCACCCGGCAACGTACTGGCACATGCTTCCAGAGGCTACCCAGGCGCGCAAAGCGATCTGGACAGCTATCAACCCGCACACCGGCATGCGCCGAATTGACGAAGCATTCCCACCGGCGATCCGCAAGCGCACGCGTGAACAGGAAATGTCGATCGAGCTTGTTAATGGCTCGGTATGGCAGGTCGTCGGCAGCGACAACTTCAACTCATTGGTGGGCTCGCCGCCCCGTGGCGTGGTGTTCTCGGAATGGTCGCTGGCTAACCCGCAAGCCTGGGCGCTCATTCGCCCGATCCTCGCTGAAAACGGTGGCTGGTGCATTCGCATCTATACGCCACGTGGCAAGAACCACGCGTACCGGGGCCACGAGGCCGCCAAGGCCAACCCGCAATGGTTCGCCCAGCGTCTCACGGTGGGCGATACGGACGTATTTAGTGGCCAGACTATGGCTGCCGAACGTGCCGAACTCATCGCAGAGTTTGGTGGTACCGAGGGCGAGGCGCTATTCCAGCAGGAATATTACTGCTCATTCGATGCTGCGATTCTTGGCGCGGTGTATGCCGCGTGGATTCAGAAAGCTGAACAGTCGGGACGTATTGGCGTCGTTCCGTACGACCCAGAGCTGCCGGTACGCACTGCGTGGGACCTGGGCTATGACGATCTCACGGCTATCTGGTGGTGGCAAGTCTCAGGCAACGAGGTGCACCTCATTGACTACTACCAGGCGAGCGGCCAGCCCATCGAGCACTACGCCGAAGTGCTACACGGCAAGCCGTACGACTACGCCAACTCAAAGCACTACGGCCCGCACGATGCTGCAAATAAGCTGCTGGCCGCTGGCGGTCGCTCGATTGTCGCTCAGCTGCGTGAGCATGGAGTGCACATGACCGTGCTGCCCGCCACCAGCATGCAAAACAGCATTGCGGCTGCGCGCAAGTCGCTCGAATTCACGCATATCGATGCGGCTGCCTGTGAGACCGGCTTGGATGCTCTGCGGCAGTATCACTACGACTGGGACAAGGACCTACGTATCCTCTCAGCTCAGCCCGTGCATGACTGGTCGTCGCATGCCTGCGACGCCTACGAAATCATTGGCCGGGTGTGGCGCGAGGAATTTCCGGAGGCCAAACCGCAGGAACCGAAATATCCGGCTGCGTCTGATGGCCAATCCGGCCAGAGCATCCAGGACATCATTGCCGCTCATCGTCGCGCACGACGGGGTGAGCGCTGATGGCCAAGCCCAAAACAAAGGGCGAGGACGTGACCGAGAGCACGCTTACGCGTCCGTCTGACGTTGAGAGTACGCCGGCCGGCATCGTCAAGCGCTGGCTCGCTGAACTCAATATTGCTGATGAAACCGAGCGCGAATGGCGCAAGGAATGCGAGGCGATCTGGAAGAAGTACGAAGCCGAGAAAGCCAGGGCCAATAGCTTCAACATCCTGTGGAGCAATACGGAAATTCTGTCTGCGTCGGTTTACAACTCGACGCCGCAGCCGGACGTGCGTCGCCGATTTCGCGATGCTGATCCCGTCGGCAAGGCCGTATCGACCATCATGGAGCGCGCACTGTCGTACGAGATAGACGACTACGATTTCGATTTCGAGATATCCGATGTCGTTCTCGATGTGCTGCTGGTAGGGCGAGGTATTCCGCGCATCAAGTACGAGCCAAAGTTCGTGCAAGTGGAGGCTGATGGTGTTGCTCCTGCGCTGCCTGCCGGTGCGTATCGTGAGCCCCAGCCTGTGGCAGCTGAGTCCGCCCCGCCGCAAGAGGGTGACGGCACCTACGAGCGCGTTGCCGATCAACACGTACCCTGCGAGCACGTGCAATGGGATGATTTCCGTCGCGGTCCCGGCAAGCGCTGGAATGATCTGCCCTGGATCGCGTTCCGTCACGAATTCACCATGCAGATGGCTGAAGAAAAGTTTGGCCCGCAGATCGCTGCCGCCCTGAAGTACACCCAGGGCAAGGATAGCGAGAGGTCCAGCGACGACAGGCAGGTCCGCGAAATATTCAAGGTCTGCGAAGTCTGGGAGATTTGGGACAAGGACCAGCGGCGAGTGCTGTTTGTGTCGCCGACGTACAAGCATCAGCCGTGTCTGGTGGTGCCCGATCCGCTCCAGCTGAAAGACTTCTGGCCCATGCCGCGGCCCGCGTACGCGGTGCAGAACTCCCGGTCTTTCGTCCCGACCCCACTGTATCGACTGTATGCGGAGCAGGCTGAAGAGCTCGACCGCATTTCCACGCGCATCAACAAGATCGTCAATGCGCTGAAGGTCCGTGGCGCATACGCCTCGCAATTGAAAGAGCTGGCGAGCGTCATCGAGGCAGATGACAACGTCATGGTGCCGGTCGAGAATTCGCCTGAGATCGCCGCCATGGGCGGACTCGACAAGGGCATTTGGTTGATGCCGATTGACAAGCTGCAGGCTGCATTGCAGAACCTGTACCAAGCGCGAGACCAGGTCAAACAGGCGATCTACGAAATCATCGGCATCGGCGACATTCTGCGCGGTGCTTCAGACCCCAACGAGACCGCGAGTGCCCAGCGCATCAAATCGCAATGGGGCTCGATCCGGGTGCAGAAGATGCAGCGGCAGATTCAGCGCATGGTGCGCGACTTGATGCGGCTGAAGGCCGAGGTCATTGCCCAGCAGTTCACGCCCGAGCAGCTCTCATCAATCACCAACGTGCAGCTGCCCACGGCTGAGCAGAAGCAGCAGGCGCAGGCGGCCGTGCAACAGGCACAGACGACCGGCCAGCCGCCGCCCCCGGAAGTCGAGCAGGCGCTGAAGTCGCCCTCGTGGGATGAGGTGATGGACGTCATGCGCTCGGACGCACTGCGCAGCTATCGGGTTGATGTCGAAACCGACTCGACTGTGGCTGAAACGGTCGAGCGCGACATGGCCGGTTTGGCTGAAGTTATTGGGGCGGTTGGTCAGGTGCTGGGTGCCGTCAATACGGGGCTGCCCGTTGAGGTAGCCAAGGAAGTGGCGCTATCCATCGTGCGGCGTGCGCGCCTGGGCAGTGCTGTCGAGGATGCGCTGGAGAATTTCGAGGCGCCGCCGCCCGCTGAGCCCGATGCTGGGCAGCAGTTGGAAGTCACGAAGCAACAGATCCTCGACCTGATCAAGAGCGAGGGCGAGAAGCAGGTGCGCGAGAAGGACGCAGTCGCCGAGCACGAGGCCGGCCTGCAGCAGTACGACCAGCAGATTCAGCAGACGCTGGGTCAGGTTGGTCAAGCGGCACAAGTGGGCGCTCAGCAGATCGCGCAGGTTGACCAGGTCGCGCAGGGTAGTCAGCAAATCCTTCAGCAGCTCGCGCCTGTTGTGCAGCAGCTCGCTCAGGCAGCAGCGAGCATGCAGCAGCAAGTCGCATCCATTGGCGAGACGATGCGCGCGGTGATCACCGCGATTCAGTCGCCGCAGGGTGGCAAGGCATGAACCGCCGCCAATTCCTCGCCTCAACCTCTGGCCTGTTTATCCCCGCCGCCATGGCTGGGCCGATCATACAGAGCGGGGCGCGGCTGTTTCCGACGCCGGGGGGCGGGGGTGGTGGATCGTTCACGCCCGACCTTCTGATCGATTTCGATGGGCTAACACCTGGGAATGCGATTGGCTCAGTGGACGAAGGGACTGGGGTAGCAGGGAAGCGCCATTCCTATTGGGGCAGGTACACGAACGGTTATGGGGCTAGAGCAGTGTCCGGGGAGGCCGCGGCTGGAAAGACGACTTGCGCAGAATACAGCATTCAAAAGAATTCCAGTGGAGGCTGGAACGGCGGCAGTCCATCCACAAACGGAGGTTTCGGTGGGGGCATCTCCACCAGCGCCGGGGTCCCGAAGGTATATGCCGGCGAAACCATGTGGTATGCGGTCCGCATGAAATTTCCTGTGGGGTTCGACTTCACTACAGATTTGGCTGGCTTCACAAAATTCCTTCGTGGTAGCCAGAGCGATCCCACTGCGACCGGTGTTGGTCGCCTGGATAATCACATTGCGTGGGGATCAGGCGGCGTCCCTAATGGCTGGACCATGTACAGCGAGCTTGGGCTGCATAACCAAGATAATTTTCTGAAGGTGTGCGACAGATGCCTGGAGGTGGATGGGCAGTACCATGATATTTGCGTCGCGATCACCCCATCTTACAGCGATATAGCCAGTCAAGTCTGGAGGCTGTGGTACGACAATCAGCTTGCGATGGAGTACCTGGGCGACAGGTACATCAACTGGTTTCAAGATGGTGAGTGGAAGACCCAGGATATTACTGTTAGCGGCGGGACCCCCAAGAAGTACCTGGGCTTCGCAGATTCGTGGCTCAGTGGCGTGTTGATATTCACGTATTGGAATGGCGGCGACCGTCCAGGTGGACACCCTCCTGACTATCCCACGCAAGATCAAAAATGCTACACCCAGTTGATGGCCTTCCATAAGACCCTCGCCACCCTCACGGGCATTGACGAGTTCGGTAACAAATTCATCAACCTGGATGACCTCGCATGATAGCCAAAAAGGTTCTCCTGGCGGCCTTACTGTGGTGTGTTGCGTCGCTGTCGTTCGCGGCAACGATTGGAAACGACGTCAGGTTTGCCAGTGGCTATACCGGCAGTTCCTCCGATGCCCATTACCTGAGTTACGCGACCAGCGAATCCAGGGTTGCCGTTGTAGGGGAGAACGTAACGGCAGTCGGGTTCTGGTTTGTCGGCAACTTTCCATCCGGTGAGCAGGTTGAAGTTGGCGTCTACCGAAAGGACACGCTGGCCGAAATTGGCAGCGCGACCGTTTCTCGAGTAATCGGCGGCGGGGATGAGCGTGCGATCGCTTCGGTCAGCTGGGCGCTCACGCCGGGCATTGAATACATCGTCGCATTTCGATTCATTAACACCGTGAATACAGCCCGCGAATTCGTTGCGTCAGGTCATGCCAAGCTGAGTGCGGCGACGGGCGCCACCCCGCTGGCCGATCCATTCGTTATCAGCACCAGCACCGGCAACCGGTACGGCGTTTTTGCCATCACTGATGCCGCAAGCGGCACCGTCTGCAACCCAATTTCCGGCCGCTGCGGTCCTGCTGCTGCTCCAATCACGCGATAGGAAATCAGTCATGAAACGTTACATCACGCTGCTCGGGTTGCTGTTTGCTGCCAGCGCATTTGCCGGCGGCTACGTGGGTGATTACGCGCCCGGTGATACGGTCGATTGCAATTTCGGCACGGTCCGTCCGAGCACGGGCGCGAGCTATACGCTGGCCGGCACCCCGGTGGTGTCGATCTACAAGGACAACGGCACGACCGAGATCACGGCCGGCGTCACGCTGACGGCCGATTTTGACGCGCGCACCGGGCTGAATCATCTGCGAGTTGTGACCACGGATGCAGCATATACGCCGGGCTCCAACTATGAGGCGGTCATCACCACGGGTACGGTAGATAGCGTATCGGTGGTCGGCCAGCCGGTGTGCAGTTTCAGCCTGCGCAAGGTCAATGCCGGCCAAGACGCGCGCGGTACGTTGAGCGGCACGCACAGTTCCACTACGGCCGATCTGGGCACCAATGCACCTGGATCCACCAGCCAGCTTGCCGGCATGACACTGGTGATCCCTGCGCGTCATTTTGCGGCAGTCATCACGTCATACGACACGGGCACGGGTGTTGCGACGTTCGCTCCGTCAACCGCGCTCACGCTGACCAACGGCGATTACTGGGAGCTGTGGCCCACGCCCTCAGGCACGATTACCGGCACGCAGACGTTCGACATTGTGGGTGATATCACTGGCAGCCTGTCGGGCTCGGTGGGCTCTGTAACGGGCAACGTGGGAGGCACGGTCAATGGGCTCACCTCGACGGCGCAGGGCAATGTGCGCACCGCATTGGGGTTGTCGTCGGCGAATCTGGATACCCAGCTGAGTGGCCTGTCGTCGGCGACCGCAGTCATTGACGGCATTGTCGATCAGCTGTTGATCGGCGTGAATATCAGCAAGATCAACGGCAAGACCCTGACCGGCGACGGGTCGGCCAATCCGTTTGATGTGGTGCCGTAATGTCCAAGGTCTGGACAGATGGCGTCTGGAAGGAGGGCCTCTGGAAGGACGGCCTATGGAGGGACGACAGCGTACCGCCCCCCGCGGGCGGTGGCGGTTTCGTCGGCGGGACTGCCGTTGACGATACCGGCGTCATCGGCACGATCTATCTGGGCGATGGCGTGCCTGTGCCGGCCGGGGCGGTCTACATCAACGGCTTCGCTCACTCACAGACTGGCCAGCGCTACGTTTGCCCCTGGCCTGCGAGCGGAGCAGTGACCCACCACGGTGGCATTGCTCGCCGGCCCGATGGCGCCATGTGCGTGCTGCTTGCGGGGGCGATTGCCTGTCATGTTGCGGGCTGGGGCATGACGGCGCGGGGCGAGGTCATCGTGTCCACAGGTACACCTGACTTGGTGCTGGGCGGCATCGGACTGAAGCAGGCCGGCGACGTCTGCGTGAGCGAGGCTGCCTGATGCCGGTATACGAGGCCGAATGCGGTGTTTGCCATCGGCGGGCCGACTATTTCGCCATCGTCGATGAGCGCAATGATCATGTGCCGAGCTGCTGCGGACAGCGGATGAATCGAATTATCAGTGGCTCATTCGTGCAGGACGATATTCAGGCGTATGTCTCGCCTACGACGGGGCGCGTGATCGGTACGCGCACAGCACGGCGTGACGACTTCAAGCGCTCAAGGTCACGCCCATGGGAAGGGTTCGATCAGGAGCGCAAGGAGGCCGCGCGACAGCGCGCCTACAAGGAGGCCAAGGACGATACGAAATTGACCGACGCCGCGCATCGAGCGTGGCACCAACTGCCGCCGCAGAAACGCGCGGCTCTCGACGGGAGCGAATAGAACATGAATCCCCGATTTCTGACCATGCGATTGCTGGCGCCTGAGGGCGACTTGGGCGGCGGTGGCGGCGAAGCCGATGCTGTAGGCGCTGCCACTTCAGAAGCTGAAGCCGGTGGCGCTGCGCCCACCCTGGAGGACACGGCGCGCGAAACCTACCGCGCCCTGATGGCTGAGGGCGGCCATGACGAAGAAACTGGCGAGGGCAGCGACCCTGCAGCAAAGCAAACCGGCAAGGCCCGCGGTGCTGATGGCCGGTTCGCGAAGCAAGCTGGCACTGAAGTTGCCGCTGCTGCAGACAAGCCCGAAGGCGCCGCCCCGGCTGCGACTGACCCAGCGGCGCAGGCCAAGCCTCACGACGCCTTTCCGAGTACCTGGCGCAAGGAATTGTCCGAAACGTGGTCAGCGTTGCCCGAGAACGTCCGCGAGCAGGTCCACCGGCGCGAACAGCAATTCCACGACGGCATTCGGCAGTACAAGGACGCCGCGGGCTTTGGCTCCACCATCGCACAGGAAATGCTGCCGTACCAGCGGATCATGCAGCAGCGAGGCGTCACGCCGCAGACCGTGGTGCGCGACATCATGGCTTCGCTCAATACCATGGTCACCGGCAATGAAGAATCAAAAGCGCAAGTCTTCTTGAAGATGGCCGACGATTACGGTATCAATATCGACACTGTGATGTCGCTGCGCCAACGTGCACCGTCACAGGCGGCTCCCGACTTCTCACCCGTTCTACAACGGGTGCAGCAGCTCGAAACCCGCATCCAGCAGGCCGACCAGCAGCGCGAACAAGAACTGCGCGACGAAGACGAGCGTACCGTCCTGGCGTTTCTCAACGACCCCAAGAACGAACACGCGCGTACCGTCGCGGAGGACATGACCGCGCTTTTGGTCAACGGCCGGGCAACCAATCTCCAGGAAGCCTACGAAAAAGCGATCTGGAGTCATCCCGAAGTGCGCGCAAAGCTCCTTGCCAAACAAGAAGCCGAGCGCCGCAAGAAGGAAGCGGAGGAAGCCGCCGCTGCCCGCAAGGCCTCCGGTGCAAATGTGCATCGCCGTGGGACACCCCCGGCACCCGCCAAGCCCGGATCAATGGAGGACACCGCCCGAGCGGCGTATCGCAAAGCAATGGGTACGCACTGAAGAACCGGGTGGCGTTCGCGGAGTAGGAATTTTCGCGGAGCAACATCATGCCGTCACCCGGCCAGTCCAGTCTCTTCAATGTCTTCACCGAAATGGTGTCGACGACTCACCGCAATCACAAGACGGAAGTCGCCGACAACATGTCGAATCACAATGCGCTGTTCCGGCGCTTGTACAAGAAGGGTCGCTATACGCGGCTCGACGGTGGCTTGTCCATCGTGCGCCCGCTGGAATACGCCGAGAACTCGACGTACCTGCGGTACAGCGGCTACGACAAGCTGAACATCCAGGCAGTGGATGTCATCACGTCTGCGGAATATCCGTGGCGGTATGTCAGCGCCAACGTGGCTGCGAACGGCGGCGAAATCCGCAACAACAAGGGCGAGAACCGCATGGTTAATCTCGTCAAGACCAAGATCAACAACTGCCGCAAGTCGATGGCTAACGGCTTGTCGCGCGACCTGTACTCGGACGGCGCGGCCACCAACCAGATCAACGGTCTGCAGGCGCTGATTGCGGACAACGGCCAGGGCACGGTTGGCGGCATCAATGCTGGCACCACACTGGGCGAGTTCTGGAAGAACGTCGTTCAGTCCGCCGCTTCGCCGCTGCAAGGTGGCGCGGGAATCACGGTGAGTGCGGCCACCATTCAATCGCTCATGCTGCCGCTGTACCTGCGGCTGACGCATGGCAGCGAGGTGCCCGATTTCATCACCCTGTCGGAGGACTACTTCACCTTCTTCGAGCAGAGCGAAACGCCGAACAAGCGCTATGCCAGCTCGGACGAGGAAGCGGATGCCGGCTTTGTGCGGATGAAGTACAAGGGCTCGGATGTGTTCTGGGATTCGGCTGCGTCTGGCATCCCGACCGCGCACGGCTACTTTGTGAACACGGACAACCTGGAGTTGTGCGTGCACGAGGATGCCGACATGGAGCTGATGGAAGAGCTTCGGTCCGTCGATCAGGACGCCATCATCATTCCGATGATCTTCCAGGGCAATCTGGCCTGTTCCAACCGCCGCAACCAGGGCGTCATGAAGGCTTGAAGCCCAGGAGAGTGACATGTCATTTCGAATCGTAGACAGCATCATCGGCTCTCAGGGCATCCATGAGACCGACACGGTGCAGCATCATCCGCTCGGCCAGGTCGTCAGCGCGGTGGACCCCGTGTACGGCGCAGGCGAGTTCATCTACCTGAAGGGCGCAGCCAATACCGCGATTGGTTCGGTGGCGCTGTATGCCCCCGACGACTGGTCCACGTCGCTGCTAGTGGCGAACGATATTGGTTCAGTCAGCTTTGCGATGGCGGCAAACGTCGCCGATCAATACGGCTGGTACCAGATCAAGGGTAAGGCAGTTGCGAAGGCCGGCACGGTGGTTGACGGCGCGCTCGTGTATGCGACCGCAACTCCGGGCCAGCTCGACGATGCCGTGGTGGCCGGTGATCGCGTGAAGAACGCGAAATTCGCCTCTGCCGATGGCACGCCTTCCGCCGGCCTGGCTGAGATCGAGATTGACCGCCCGTTCGTTGACGACGGTTCCGCGGCGTAACTCGTCCCATGGGGTAGGCAGGGACGCCTCCCCACCCCCTTTGCAGGGACGCGCGGAATGAGTACCCCATATGTCCCTACGTGAAGCAACACAACAGGCGCGCCCTCCGTTTGTGGAGTTCGAGGAACGCGCGGTAGAAGATCGCGCCGAAACGATTGCGCAAGGCGGCCTGGTCATGAAGTCGGTGGACTTCGCCATCCTGCATCCCCTGGGCTCCAAGGACACGGTCGAGAAAGTCGCCACCGAATGGCTCGACTACATCGATCGTCAATCTCAGCGCGGAGACTACTCACGAGAATGGGCGAAGTTCTTTCGCGAGCAGTACAATGACTGGAAGGAGGGCGCAGACCCCGACAAGGTCATCGGACTGCATGTGCGCAACTGGGCGGCGATTTCACGCGCAACAGCGGAAACGCTCATTGGTGCAGGCATTCGCTCGGTGGAGGATTTGGCGGCAGCACCCGAGCAGGCGTTGCAGCGAATCGGCATGGGTGCTCGGGATCTGAAGCGGCGAGCACAGGCTTATCTCGATTCGGCAGAAGCCGGCAAGGGCGCGGAGGAACTCGCGCTGTTGCGCGATGAGAATGTGAACCTCAAGGCCGAAGTCGCGGAACTGCGGGGCAGGATCGATCAGCTGACTGCAGCCATCGAACGGCAGCAGCCGACCGATCAGGCCGAGAAGCCGCGGCGTCGCTCCGCAGCGTAGCCTCCCATGAACGCGCTTGAGATTGTCCGCGCGGCCTGCCAGAACATCGGATTGCCGCAACCCAATACTGTCACCGGGTCGAGCGATACCTCGATCCGGCAGCTGTTGGGTCTGCTGAATTCGGAAGGCCGGCAGCTTTCCGTGCGTTACGACTGGGAGGTTCTCGTCCGTGAGAAAACCTTCCCATCGGCGGCAGCTGAGGACCAGGGGTCGCTCACGGACATCATCGGCGCACCGAACGCCTATCGGCACATCCTCAACGATACGCTGTGGAATCGATCCACGAATCAGCCAATCTACGGTCCGAAAAGTTCGGTGGATTGGCAGGTAGCGAAGACGCTTGGCCGCACGGGCCCGTACACTGAGTATCGAATCCGCGGCAGTCATCTGTTGCTATTACCGGCTCCGGGCGCGGGTGAGGAAATCGCATTCGAGTATGTGACTCGGAACTGGTGCACGTCCGACGACGGACAGGAGCAGCGCAGCGCGATCACGAAGGATGAGGACGAGGTGGTCCTCGACGCCGAAATCATGATCGCGGGATTGGATTGGCGATGGCGGAAAGCCAAGGGACTGAGCTACGCAGAGGAATTCAATTCCTACGAACGCTTGGTCGCCGTGGCCATGGACCGCGACGGCACCAAGCGCGCGCTGTCTCTGGCTGCCGGTACGCCGACGCGCGAGCGGCGCTTTGCCGTGTCACCTGGTAGCTGGCCGCTGTGAGAACGCCAGCCGGGGGCGGTTCCGGGCGTAAGCGGGTCGCGATAGCGAGGACCAAGCCAGCGCCGGTTCGCGGCTGGAACGCGCACGATTCGATTGCCTCGATGCACGAGGCAGACGCGGTCATTCTGGACAACTGGTTTCCGCAGGCCTCGGACATCATGCTGCGCAAGGGATCAGCGGCGCATGTTACCGACATCGGTAGTGGTGCTGAGGTGCAAACGCTCGCGGCATATCGGCCCGAGTCCGGCAACCAGAAACTATTTGGCTGGGCCGGAGACTCCCTTTACGACGTATCGAGCGCGGGAACGGTCGGCTCGGCGCTGGTCGGTAGTCTGACGCATGCGCGCTGGCAGCATGTAAATTTCACCGCGAGCGGCGGTGGTCACGAGCTGCTGTGCGTGAATGGCGCTGATGACATGCTGCGCTATGACGGGTCGTCCTGGACCACCATCGACGCTGGTACCAGTCCCGCGATCACTAGCGTGGCGACAAATACCCTGGTTGGCATCCATGTACATAAGGAGCGCGTTTGGTACATCCCGGCGAATTCGCTCGATGTTTGGTATTCGGATGCGGGGGCGTTCGCTGGGGCGCTCACTAAGTTTCCGCTGGGCTCCGTGTTCAAGAAGGGCGGCTACCTGATGGCCATGGGCACCTGGACGCTCGATGGCGGCGACGGATCAGACGACCTGGCGGTATTCGTGACGAGCGAGGGCGAGGTGGCCGTCTATGCCGGCACAGACCCCGCATCGTCCTCGACGTGGGCCAAAGTCGGGCTTTACACCATTGGTACGCCCATTGGTCGGCGCTGCCTGGAGCAACTGGGCGGTGATCTGCTGATTATCACGACGGACGGTGTCATCCCCTGTTCACGTCTGGCGAAGGCGAAAGAGGATCGGACGGTTGCCATCACGGATGCGATTCAAACTGCCATGGCGACTGCCGTGCAATTGTACGGATCGACGTTTGGCTGGGAGGCCACGCTGTTCCCGGCCGGCACCATGCTGTTGGTCAATGTGCCAGTTGCCTCCGGTCTGCAGCAGCAGTTCGTCATGAACACCGTGACGAAGCGCTGGTGCCGGTTCCGCCCGATGGGCGCAAACCCTGGCTGGCCGGCCAACTGCTTCGAGGTGTTCAACGGTCAGCTGTATTTTGGCGCGAAGGGCGCTGTCTGCAAAGCCTGGACCGGCACCGCGGACCTTGGGCTTGCCATTGAGTCGGAGGTGCTGTGCGCATTCAGCGCGTTCAGTAACTCCAATGTGACCAAGCATTTCACGATGGTGCGACCCATCATCGGATGGGACTCGAACCCCGCAGAAATATTGATTGGCGTCGATGTTGATTTCATTTCCACCGCGCCCACTGGAGCCGTAACGCTTCCACAGTCAACCGGCGCGCAATGGGATGCTGGGACGTGGGATCAGTCGCAGTGGGGCGGCGAAATTCAACTGCTCAAGGATTGGTATGGCGCCGAGGGCATCGGGTTTACCGGTGCCTTCCACATGACCATCAAGAGCAGCAAATCCAACGTGCATCTGTCTGCGATCTCCTATGTCTTCGAACCGGGCGAGATATGAACCTGAATGCCCTGGTCGGGGCGGACGATGATGTTGGTACTTGGATATTCGCGCGCACTCGGGGGCAATGGGTCAAGGGACAGGGCGCGGCAATAGGCTTCACCTGTGGAGAATCACTTGTTGCGGGCGTAGCCTACACGATGTACAACGGCGCTAACGTCTGGGCGGCAATCGCCGTTGACCCTGCATTCCAGCGTCGCTGGGCAACCCGGCACGCGCTACGGGTCATCTTCGATTATCCCTTCAGACAGCTTGGGTGCCAGCGTATCTCCGCGCTGGTGTACGAGGCCAACACGGTCTCGCAACGCTTTCTGACGCGCCTGGGCTTTCACCGCGAGGCCACCCTCGCTCACGCAGCACCGGACGGCGACATGTTCGTCTACGCGCTGCACGCGAAGGACTGTCAGTGGCTAAGGTGAAATCATGAGTGGTGGTGGCAGCCCGCCTCCGGCCCCCGATTACGTCGGGGCCGCGCGCGAACAAGGGCGCTTGAACCTGGAGGCGCTGCGCGCTGGAGCGGCGCTGAATCGCGTCAACGAGCGAAACCCGTTCGGATCCACGACCTACAAAGATCTCGGCGGTGATCGCTGGGAGCAAACTACCGAACTGTCTCCTGAGCAGCAGGCCATATTCGACCTGCAGCAGCAGAACCAGACCAACATGGGATCGGCCGCAGCTGGCCGGCTGGGCCAGGTCGCAAACCAAGGCGCGTTCAACCTCAATGGCCTGCCGTCACAGGTCACTGGCGTCCAGGAATCGAATGTTGGTGGTATTCCAGTCGAGCAGCGCGATATTGCCGGCGCTCGCCAGCGCGCTGAGGACGCGACCTATGGTGCAGCGACGCGAATGCTCGACCCTCAGTTCCAGCAGCAGGGGGAAGCAACACGCACGCGCCTGCTCAACCAGGGCCTGCGGGAAGGCAGCGAGGCTTGGAACAATGAAATGGCCGCCCTCGATCGAACCAAGCAGGCCGCTTACGGCGATGCGCGAGACCGGGCCATTCAAGCCGGCGGCAGCGAGGCGTCACGCATGCTCTCAGATGCGCTGCGCGTGCGTCAGAGCGACATGGACCGCGCCGGACAGCAGTTCGGCGAGCGAATCACCAACGCCGAATTGACAAACCAGGGCCGCGCCACGGGCATCAATGAGCGGCTGACGGAGCGCAACATTCCGATGCAGGAATTCTTGCAGCTGTATGGCGGCGGCGGTGCGGGTCAGGGGATGAACTCAGGGGCCGCGGCAAACGTTGGCAGCCCAGCACCCGTTGACTACATGGGGGCGATCAACAACCAGTATGGCGCCCAGACCGACATGTACAACTATCGACAGCAGCGCAACGCGCAGAATACGCAGACCGGAATCAGCCTGGCGAGCATTGCCGCGATGATGGCGATGAGTTCTGACCGTCGAGCGAAGGAGAGCATAGCGCGTGTCGGAATTCTGCCGAACGGCATCCCGACCTATCGGTATCGCTACAAGGGCGAGTCGCAAGAGCGGCTGGGCGTCATGTCGGATGACGTGCGTCAGATCAGGCCGGATGCCGTCACTGTTGGCGATGACGGTTATGACCGGGTGAACTATGCGGCCATCGGCGCTGAGCATTTGCTGGAGGCAGTGTAATGCCCACCTACGACCAGCAAACTCGGCAGATCGATCGCCGCCGCCAGATCGCACAGATGCTCATGCAGCAGGCCAACACGCAGCCGCAGCAGCAGGGCGGGAGGTTCTACGTCGGCCCAACACCGTTTTCGGCGCTTGGTCGGCTCGCGGCGGGCATTGGCGGCGCCTATGCGGAACACAAGGCCGACCAGGACCAGACGGCGGCCGACGACGCGGAGCGCAAGCGACTGACCGATGCGCTGGGCCAGATGCGGGGTGGCGGCGCGCAGCCGCAGCAACAAGGGCCGGCCTCGGCATCGCCTTCCGGCCTGGTCGACACCGGTGATCCCGCCGCGCGTGAGCGTGCCGCGGCTCAGCTGATGGAAGGACTGCCACTCGATCAGTACCGGCAGATCGTGGGCGGGCAGGCGCTTCGGTCGTTGTTTCCGCCTGCCCAGAAGCCCCAGGAAGGATTTACGCTCAAGCCTGGCGAGCAGCGTTTCACCGCAGACGGTAAGCCCGTCGCTTCGCTTCCGGCAGCGGAACGGGCTGGCGCGCAAATTGGGAACATAAACCCTTCCGACTTCACGACTGAATCGCTCGCGCGTTACATGCAAAGCGGGAACATCGGCGACCTGCAGCGCGTCGCGCCGAAGCCTGAGAAGGCGCCGGCAACGTGGGTATCGTTGACGCCAGAGGAAATAGTGACAGCCGGACTGCCGGCCGGCACGGCGGCGCAGAGGAACCCGCAGACTGGCGAGATCAGCGTGATCTCCAAGCGCGACAACACCGGCGTGCTGAGTCAGAGGGACGCGACCACGGCGCGGATGAAGCTGAATACGGTTGCACTTGCGCGTCAGCAGCTCGCCAAGGTGAAGGAAGCCTTCGAGCAGGGTCGTCAGGGCATCAACGCTTTTGGTCCTGGACAAGGAATGCTGCCGACCCAAGCCGGAAAGCTGTTCGACGGGCGCGTCGATCAGATGCGCAGCACGTTGACCGCACTCACTCGTGTGCCGGGCGTTGGCTCGATGTCCGACTATGAAACAAAGCTCGATCAGTCGAAATTTCCGTCGCGCTCGGACTACGAGACCACGACGGCCGACAAGATCCAGGGCCTGGAGGACATGCTGGCGCTGATTGAGAACGGCTATACGAATTTGCTCGGAGCCGGAACTGCTCAGTCTTCGCCGCCTGCAGCGCCGGACGGCGCGCCCGCCATAGGCGCCGAGGAAGGCGGCTATCGTTTCAAGGGCGGTGACCCCGCGGATCCTAATAGCTGGGAGCCGGTTCAGTGAGCGGCCCCTGGGCAAGGTATGCGCAGCAGGGCGATCTGCACGATGCTGGAAACAGCAACGATGCTAAGCCCTGGGAGAAGTACGCCACGAACGAGCGTGCGGAGCAGCAGGCGCCCAACTTTCTCGATCAGGTGAAGCGCCAGTTTGGTCTTACCGCCAGGCTGCCCATCGACGCCCTGACGGCACTACCTTTGCTGGCGGCAAATGCCGGCGTCGCCACTCGCAATGCGATCGCTGGTGAAGATTACGAACTGCCGTCGCAGATGTACGAGCAGGCAATGTCTCGTGTGTTTCCGACTCCGGAGTCAGGAATCGAGAAGGGCGTGAACATCGTTGGGAGCGCCATCGCCGGTTCGCGTCTGCCCGTGCCCCAGATCAAGGGTGCGCCAGCGTCGTTAACTGTGCCAGTACGTAGCCCGGCCGCATCGACGGCAAGCTCATCAAGCGCGGCGGATGCGCAGGCCGCTGCGCGCCTGTCACCCGGCCAAGCGACAGCCGGAGCCGAGGCGCGTGTGGCTCCAGAGATACGCACCACCGGCGGCGGCTCCACGTTCGGCAGCGTCGGTGCCGACGAGTCCGCCGGCCTGACGCCGACTATGCAGCGCATTGCGGACCGTGGGCGAGAACTCGGCATGCGGTTGACGCCTGGGCAGGCTACGGGATCAAGGGCCCTTCAGCAGTTTGAAGCCAAACTTGAGTCCCAGCCGATGACGTCTGGGCCCTTCAATGCACTGAAGGCCAACAACGCGTCTGTGCTCAATAGGAGCGCGGCCGAGGCTATCGGTGAGTCCGCGGATGTGGTCGATGCTGGCGTGCTCGCGCGTGCCGCGGATCGCATTGGCAATGTCTTTCAGGATGTTGCTGACGACGTACCGCGTACGATCGAGCCACGTCAGTTCCTGCAGTTCTATGCTGGACTCAAGGACGACATGCGCGGACTCGTGCAAGGGCTCGACAGCCATCCACTCGTCGAAGATGTCGTTCGATTCGCTCAGGAAGGCACCGCAGACGGTCGGCAGCTCAGTTCGCTGAGCAGCAAGCTCGGAAAGGCTGCCTACAAGAGCATGACGACGCCGAGCGGAGACCGAGATCTCGGCATTGCTCTGTATCGGGTCAAGGACTACGTGGACGATCTGCTTGGGCAAGGGCTGTCGCCTGAGAGGGCTGCTGCGCTGGGTACCGCGCGCCAACAATACCGCAATTTGATGCTGCTCACACAGCGCGTCGGCGTTGTAAACCCAGCCAAAGGCGATGTGAGCGGCCGTTCGCTCGCCAATTTGCTGCAGTCGAAGGATCGGCGCGGCTACATGTTCGGAGAGAACGAATCGCCGATGTACGACGCGGCGCGCTTCTCTCAGGCATTCGCGCCGATTGTCGGTGACTCCGGTACAGCAACACGCATGCCGCTGCAAAGCGCGACAGACTTGGTCGCACGGATTCCCATGAGTCTCGCCAGTCGCGCCTACACGAGCACTCCTGCGGTGGACCTCGCCGTGCGTGCACAGGCCGGGGCGCGCGCAGCGTCCCGCGCCGGCGATCGCCTGGGTCAAGCGATTACCAGAACAGCCGCAGGACAGAGCACTGCATCCGGCTCAGCTACTGGCACCGGCGGCACGGTGCGTAACGAAACTCGCGAAGCCGCTCGTCGCCGGGCATTGGCCGCTGCCCTTGCGCGGCAAGGGATTATCTTGGAGACGGGAACATGAAATCCTACATCAAGTCCAGCATGGCCGCACTCGCGGTTGCGGCCATTGGCATCACCTGGGCCAGCCGGGACGGCTCGGGCACCTACAGCCTGCCGGCCGGCAACCCCGTCGTCACCGGCACCACCATCGATTCGACCTGGGCGAATACGACCCTGTCTGATATCGCTACAGCGCTCACCAACAGCCTTTCCAAGGACGGACAGACGGTCCCGAGCGCCAACTTGCCGATGGGCGGGTTCAAGCACACGAACGTGGCCAACGCGACCTCGGGTAACCAGTACGCCGCGGCCGGGCAAGTCCAGAACTTCTCAATGCAGACGCTGACGAGCGTTTCGGGCACCGATACCTACGTGGGTAGCCTGGTGCCGTCAATCTCGTCCTACACCACCGGCATGCCTATCTCATTCGTGCCGACGAACAGCAATACTGGTGCGGCGACGCTATCGGTGAACGGCCTCACGGCCCGCGCCATCGTCAAGCGCAACGGCACGGCACTGGTTGCCAATGACCTGGTGGCCGGTATCCCGGCATTTCTGGTGGCCTCTGGCACGCAGTTCGTGTTGGTGAATCCACTCACAGAAATGACGGCAGCCCAGATCCTGTCGCTGCTGCTGACCGTGGATGGTTCCGGCAGCGGTCTCGACGCTGATCTGCTCGACGGCCAGAGTTCGGCATACTACCTCAGCGCGAGCAATCTCAATGCAGGCTCGATCCCCAGCGCTCGGGTGCCTCAAGCGGCGGTCACCCAGCATCAAGCAGCCCTGGCGATTGCCGCGTCTCAGCTCACCGGGAATATGCCAGACGCACGGATCGTGCAATCCAACGTAACCCAACACATGGGGGCCGGCTACGCCAGGAACATCACCGGCAAGGTCGGGACCACCAAGCAGCTCCTTCCTAATTCCTCGTGCCCGCCATCCGTGAGCGGCGAGGACGGCCGAATCACCTACTGCTACTGACATGTGCAAGTTGCTCACAGCCCTGGTCGCATGCGTCGTTTGCCTGGCGGCACACGGTCAGCAGACCATCGTCGAGAGTTCCGGCGTCAACCGCCCCACGGTTCGGCTGTTCATCGAAAGCGGCGGGGCGAACCTCGACATCAAGCGTACATATATAGAGAGCGCTGGCGTTCAGCGGCTTGTCTTCAGTGCGTTCTCGGTCAGCGTAGACGACAGCACGGGCACTGGCGCATGCGTGACGCCGTCGGCGGGCTCATGCACGGCATTTGTCCCGTCCATCACCTGCACCGGTAATAACCCGGTGGGCTCGGTCACCTACGCATGGACCTATGTGAGCGGCACGAACGCGACGATTGCATCGCCGTCATCCGCTTCGACGACATTCAGTCGATCTGCTCCAGCCTCTGGCGGTGCTGGGTCCGTTTATGTAGGCACGTTTCGATGCACCGCGACCGACGCGGGGTCGGGGCTGTCTGACTCAGTTGATATCACCCTCACCACCACTCACGTCGTAGGATTTTAGCCATGCAAATCTTTTTCGGCATCGTCACCGCGCTTGCATTCGCCGGCATGATTTATTGGTTGGTTCGGCGCAGTAAAAAGGTGAAACCGGGCGGCACAGGCTCCGGCAATGGCTTTGGCAGCGGTCTGAAGTAGGAGATCGATCATGAACAGCACGTTGGCGATAATCGTTGGCACCGTCATTCTCGTGGGGCTGGTGCTGTGGGCCATTCGTCGTAATGATGACGACGACGGGTATGGCGGCGGCAGAAAGCCCAGCGGCCCGAAGCGGCCTCGTTAGGGGAGCATGCGATGCACGCTTACGAGCATCTATCCGCACCGTTCAAAAGCGTACTGGACGGCATGTCAATAGGAACCATCGTGGCAACATTTTTGGGCTGGCTTCCTCACGTTGCCACGGTCCTCTCGGTCATCTGGGTTGCGATCCGCATCTACGAGACCGACACCGTGCAGCGGTTGCTGGGGCGGAAATGACTCTACGCGAACAGCGCTGTCTGTTCACCCGGCTGGTCTGCGAATTCGGCCTATGGGTATTCACGCAGCCGGGTTACGAGGTTGCGTTCGGCGAGACCAAGCGAAGCCCGCAGCAGGCGAAGGCTAATGCGGAAGCCGGCAAGGGCATCAAGAATTCGCTGCATCTACTCGGGCTCGCGGTGGACTTCGACCTGTACATCGACGGCAAGTATCAGACACGCAGCGAAGCGCATGCACCGCTCGGTGAGAAATGGAAGTCCATGCACGAGCTTGCGCGATGGGGCGGTGACTTCCGCAAACCGGATGGCAATCACTATTCGCTGGAAAGAGGTGGAGTGAAATGAAATACTTGAGCCGAAAATTCATCCTTGCATTGCTGTTCACGATCACCGGCTGCGGTGTATTTGCGTTCTCCGCGAAACTCACGGGCGGCGAATTCGTGACGCTGGTCGGCGTGATCCTGGGTGCGTTCACTGCCGGCGATGTCGCGTTGAATCATATCTATCGCGGCAAGAGCCCGGACGACACCAATGCTGGGCAGCAGTAGCCTATGGCTCGCCATCCTTGGAGCCGTGATCGCCGTCGCAGCCGGCAGCTATTTCCTCGGCCGGCACCAGGAAGCGAACGCCAACGCGGCAGCGATGCTGAAAGAGACCCAGCGCGCACAGGCGGCAGAATCCCAGCTACGCCACAAAACCCTGGAGATCGACGCCAATGACAATGTGCAACGGCAGGCGCTGGATCAGCGCCTCATCGTCAATCTGTCTCGTCCTCAGCCTATCCGCCTGTGTGAGCAAGCCCCAGCTGCGCCCGCAAATCCCGCCCCCACCACCAGCGGCGATGCAGCCGTGGAGCCAGGACATGTATTGTCGCCTGGGCGAGATATTACAGCGCCCCTCCATGTGTACGGCCGCGACTGCGAGCGCATCCGGCAGCAACTGACGGCGCTGCAGCGATGGGCGGTAGAGGTCACGCGATAGGCTCCAGCCCGTGCTCGACAGCTGCGCACGCGAGCAGCAGGGTGCGCGACGGTTTGCGCGGCTCGCCGGCGAACGAGGCGCCGCGCTCCTGCTCCTGGTACGCGCTCAGGCTCATGCCGAGGGCTGTAGCTGCGGCACGCTGGGTCAGGCCAATGCGAGCGCGCCAAGCGGCCAGCGCGGTATCGGCGGTGACGATGGGGTGGCGGACGGGACGCATCATTCGATCACAGTGATAGCGCAGCCCGGCAGGCAGAGCCACGTCGTGCCATGCTCGTCCCGCATTTCAACACTCGTGTATCCCAGCCTGGCGGCCAGCTTTCCGCGCAGCCGCTGCAACTCCCATCCATCCTCCCCGTCATCTGATTCGCATCCGACGCTCATGATCGCGTCTGCGCGCGATTCATCGCCGTCACACAGTTCGAGCGCGGTTTCATACGCGCCCTCGATTTCGTAGTTGAGAGCGTAGTTGCTGAGCGGTCGCGGGGACTCAATGACGTGCAGGACGTCGCCATGACTGCGAGCAGCGGATTCATTCGACGTTGCGAAAATTCCGCCGAACAATCCCGCGTCGGTGATTTCGCTGATGATGTTGAGACTGCCGTGGAACATTGATGTGCTACTCCGGCTCCAGCGACTCAGCGACCGATTGCCCACGGTGCCGACGCGACAGATCGCGAGCGGCATGCGCCAGGCCGTTTATGGCGCGCGTGAGTCGCTGTCGCTCCCTGGCGTCCTGCGGGTCGGCGTAGTGATCGATCTGATCCAGCAGGGCACGAGCGCGCCGCGCTGAGGCTCGGATGGATACCGGGCTCAGCGGGCGGGATGATTGGCGGGGGAACTGGGGCATTACGCCGCGCCGCCCTCGATCTCAAACCAGCGAGCCTCCGCGCGCTCCAGGATGTCGTTTCCGCCCAGCCTGGCGGCCGTCTCACCGTAAGACTCGCCGCGCGCCAACTCGTCCTGGCCGATGGACGCCAGATACGCCTCGACAGCGGCGCTCAGCTCGTTGGTGTTCGTCGCAGCGTTGATTTTTTCGATGATGCTCAT